ACAAAGGCCAAAAGTTCAGCCCCGGTAAGGTTGTCAACATCCTTGCCGCGCTCCGTCGCAAACTTTTGAAGCGACTCTTTCGACATTGTAGAGGGGAAAATCTGGTCTACAGTCCAGTCGAGCTGCTTGTAAACACCCCAAATGGCAGATGCAGCCACCGAAAAGCGGATATAAGTCTCTGTTCCCTGCGTAATAGTCCCGATCAGGGCGGGGTTCATGTTCTCCGCATCGACAATCATGCGCTGGAGAATGGTATCAATACTAATGGCCATCGGATACCTCCACAAATCTTTCAAAGCTTACGGTTTCACCCACATAAAGGACGGCTTCGACATGGAGAAGGAGCAGGTCGTCGCGCTGGTATGTGGCCGTCGCGGTCACGCTGCGCACGTGCTTATAGTCAATAAGCCACTGCAACGCTTCGATAGCGAACTGTTCGGTCTTGCGGCGAGTCTTTTCGGATGCAGGAGCATTGCGAAGCTCGCGGAACCGGTGGCCAAATTCCGGGCGCTTGAAGAAGCTGCCCTTGACAACCGTGAGCGACATTTCAATTTCTTCTTTGACATTCTCAAAAGTCATACTATACCACCGGAGGAGGAGGGTCAGGAACAATGGGCGGCGTTCCAGGAGAAGACGGGCCGACAGCGGTGCCGTGTACCTGAGGCTTGAGGATTGCACGCAAATTTCTAATGGATCCGACTTCCGCAGGGTTGTCGGTATTGTCCCAGATATCCTTAGAGACGCGCAGGTCGCCATCGATATCCACGCCTTTCGGAGCTTTGATTTCGATGGTTCCGTTCTGCTTGAAAATGATATACTGTTTATCGTCACGATATACGGCGGTTTCGCCTTCCTTGACTTCCGGGCGGTCCTTACCGTCGCTCGCCACGCCGACGATGACGTTTCCGAACTCCAGGAAGAGAATGCGCGACCCGCTCGGCGGAATGGATATAAAGCCATACTGTTGCATCAGCTGACGACCTTCCACGTCGCGACCGTTCGCCTTGGCAGACACGCTGCGGAGCTTGCCTGCGATATCCTTGCAGCTCGAAATAATGCTCGTAAAGAATTTCATCATAAAGCACCTCCCGGCTGGAGCTCAAGACGCGTGCGCTTGCCGTTCTGCCTGTCAAGAGTGAACGTCACCGACTTGATGAGGTAAGAGTCTTTAGCCCCATTGTATTCATCTCGCACATCGACAAAGCGATTGATTTCCCAATTGTTGGAGTTCTGAGAATGACCCTTGACTGTATATTCAAGGCGGATTGAACTGGCCTTTTCCACAGCCATCTGAAGCTCTGCGGTGCGCTTTGCGGGGCCTTCGTTCTCGTTCCAGTTCACGACCAGGGGCTTTGCAAATGGCATTTCGTCGTTCTTGACGGTCGCCATTACGTACTTGATGTCGTTGTAATCTTGGCTTTCACCCATCACTCGGACTTCGCTATGAACTCCATCAATAGTCTTTGTCACGGATCCCTCGATATAGTCCATCTCCGAGCCGTCACCCTTAGCGTGAATCCAAAACAGGGGCTTACCTCGAACTAAAGGCTTGTCAAAGCAGAATTTGCCTTCTGGAGTTGCCCAGAACAAGTATCCTTGCGAGTTGGCGGCACGCTTGATGACCTCGAAAACAGTATCTCCCGGGGACAGTTGAACGAATTTTCTGCTGACATTGGCCTTTTTCGCCCCGGAATAATACTCGAAATCCTTCTTTCCGATGAATGGGAGCCCACGCACCAGCTTTTCGGCAAGAGCGTCGAGCTTCGTAGGAAGCGTCGAAAACTTTGTTACGCAGGAATCGACCATAACGGACGCCACAGAACGACCTTCAAAGGAAAGCTTGGGGCCGCTTCTAGAGAGTTCCCGCTTGACGGTATCGATGATTCCCGCCATCACGACCTTTCTGTTAACGAATATGGTGCATGCGTCACCTGCTGAAATGTTATACTTGGAGTCCGCCTCGAATGAGAAGGAGCCTTCGGGCGCGAACAAGTCCTGTGTAATGCTGTAGTTCACGAACTTGTCCATCCGGGAGCCGTTCACGGCAACGATAACTTCATCCTTGTCATTTATCATAGACTAGCACCTCGCCGTTCATAAAAGTGGGATTCTTGACAGCGTTAAGCGCACAAAGACGTTCTGCCGCCTTGTAGCCAAGTCCGTTGTCCAAGCACACACGATGGAGAGGCGTTTCATGCTGCAACATGACTTTCTTCGTGGTCATGTACTCCATCTTGATACGCAACACAGCTTCGCTAAGGGTCGCAGCCTGTTTCTTGAGCCGTTCCGGGCAAATGGCAACAGGGAGAACCGTATTGATGAACTCGCGGACCGTGGCCACGCTATCTTCGAGTTCGGCAGGTGTGACTATATATGCAGGCTTCGTCTCGGCAATTTCCCTTCCTTCAGCATCGTCGGAAACAACGCTTTCGGCGGCAATGGATTCACCCATCCTTCTTTCGTCGTCGCTGATCTGCTTCGCAGTCTCGTTTGCAAGCGTAGATGCAGCAAGAGTCGCGTATGCCGCATATACAGGAGAGCCGGCAAGACTTACAAGCATATCGGACATATTCGCTGCAAGAACCGCCGTGGAACTCTTAGATTTCGTCGCCCGGCGAGCAAGACCCGAGAACGAGTCGCAGCATCCCTGCAAACTCTCGGTCAACTTGCCCGAAAGTGTGCCCATGTAGTCTATCGTCGTATTTATCGCATCGATAGGGGCCTTTACAGTAGTGATAACGCCCTGAATTTTCGCCATCGCAGACTGGACGCCCGATGCAAATGCACGCGCGGCATCGCCAAGGGAGCCCCACACATCGAGCAAGGACCAGTCAGAACCCTCGACATCAGGGACTCCCGCCTTCTGCATTTCATCGGCTATGGCCGTTTGCACATCGGCGTTTACTTCCTTCGCCTCTTCGTAGGTCACATCCGTCGGGTCGGTAAAGGCTTGGGTTTCTTCCTGGAGATTCGCTATTTCGAAGTCGAACTGAAACTCCGCATATTTCCTGCGCTTGTCAGAGGCAAAGGAAACATTTTTCGGATATCCATAAAGAATCGTATCGTGGTCGGGGTGATACAGCTCTACAGGTTCCGGGAAATACGAAAGGAACCAGTTTCGGAGCGCACTGTAGTTTTTATCGTAGTCTTCGTTAGTGATGATGCACGAAAACCTGAAACCTTCGGGATTTACGCCCATGTCTTCAAGCTCCGCGCCATTCTTGTACGGATAGGTTGTTTCGGCAATGGCGTGCGAGATTTCGTCGCTGATGTTCGTCAGCTTCAAGTTCCATGGGCCCAGCGTGCATTCTCTAGCTTCTTCGGCCATTTATCTACCCATCCCTGGTGTATTCTTCACCCTGATGTTTGCAGGCTTGCCGCCGTCGCTTTGTGCGGTAAAGCGGTTGTTAGACGCATCGAGATTGATGACAATGTTCGGCGCTACAGTCAAATTTTTCATGTATTCTTGAGCGGACACACGTTGTGCACCGCTTGCAATGTCGCGTTTCATCAGTTCGCGAGAAACGTCCAGCTGATCATAGAGCTTGTCGAGCTTCTTTTGCGACGGCAAAAAGCTCGTTTCTTCTTCGTTGATAGCTTTCAGCGTTTCGTCATAGCGTTTGGCGTGGGCGTTTTTGCCGTAACGTTCTTCGAAACTTTTGGCGTTTGCGTCAATAGTGTTAGTCGCAATATCGCGGGAATTTGCAACAACTTGCCTCCATTCAAGGAATGCCTGGCCGAAGTTATAAATCTGCCCCAGTGCCCAATTGGTGGCGATACCAAGGAGAGGACCGCCAAGAGCCGAACCGCCCAAGCGATTTAGCCCTGCACGGGCATTGGAAAGGCCTTGACGAAATCGCCCCACTTCCTTGGTAGTCGTTTCCATCGCTGTCGCCGTCTTCCGGGTGGTAACCGGGAGATCGTCATCGTCCATGTAGTTTGCACTACCCATGCCGCCACCCATGTTGACGACGAATACTTTCTGGACACCGCCCGCAGCCGCTTCAATAGCATCAGCGGTCGCATTGCCGTTTTTCCTGGACCAGAAGCCCTTCAAGTCTCCGACAAGGCCGCCAAAAGACTTGACAAACTCGCCAACTTTGACAGCCACTAGAGCACCAGCGGCTACCGTCATAGCCTTAAATCCAGCCGTAACAAGACCTTGATGTTCTCCAAGGTATTTAAGAGCGTCTGAAAGCTGATTTACAGGCCCTGCAAGGTTCGTGTCTGCAAACTTTAAAGCGACGGCCTTCATCTTGTTCACGTTCGTGTTGAAATCGTCGGACGTTTTTTGAAAACGCTTGTCAAGCTCCACGGTGTTGTTCATGCCGTCTTGACCGCTCTTGGTAATGGCATCGAGCGTTTGCCAACCATTCTTGTATTCAGCCATTACAGGGGTGAGAGCCTTCAAAGCCGATGCTCCGAACATCGGCGATATCTTCTTGATGTTGCCGTCAGTCTTCTCCATCAACTGGCGCATGATGTCGTCGAAATCGTTTAGATTCCCGTCTTTATCGAATACACGCACTCCAATCTTTTTAAGGTCTTTCGCCTTGCCGATAAGTTCATTGAACAAAGACGAAACAGATGTAGTGAGTTCAGCTTCGCTTTTGATGGAAGTGTTCATCACCTGCAAGTAAGCCCCGAAATTCGCGAACTGGTCTTGCGACTTGATGCCAAACGACGATGCCGCCGCAAGCAAAGCCTTGCCTTCGGCAGCGAACTTTTGCAGAGTGTATGAGCCTTGGTCGCCCTGAATGATGAGGGAGTTGAACGAACTTGCAATTTGTTCCGCACCCCAACCCATTGACGTTTTCATCGAAGCCGCGACGGCGGCAAGTTCATCGACGCTGGCCCCGGAAGCCTTAGCGGCCTTAGCAAGCGTTTCTCCCATCTGTTCAGAAAAGTCAAAGTCGCCTGTAACTTCGCCAATGCGGGAAATGCCTGCCAAAATGGTATCTGCATCCACCCCGGTCTCGACCGCCATTTTATGCAGCGAATCGCGGAACACCTTCGTGTCCGCGTCGCTTTTCTTTGCGGCCATCCCATAGTACATGAGCGATTCGGAGAGGTCGCCCACGTTCTTGATGGCCATACCAAGACCACCGCCAAGAACCAACGAATTGAATGGCGTAACCATGCGGTCCGCAAGCCCCTTGAGGGAACTTCCGACACGGGCAATGCTTGCACGGGCACGAGAGCCAAAGCTGTCAATGGCGGCAGAAGATTGTTTCAAGCCGTTTTGAAGCTTAGTCGGATCTGCACCAATCCGCAATGTAACGCTATTGTCAGCCAATGCTCTGCCATCCTTTATCGTTATCGACCAAATAGCCCTTCATCGCAAAGACGAGGAGCCATTGGGCGTCGTTTAGTTCTCTTGCGGGGCAACCAAAATACGCAGAAGCTTCCAGGCTACAGGCAAGCTTAAGACTTTCAAGCGAATCTGGTCCGGTTTTTTTTTGAGAATATCCTTGAGCTGTTCAAATTCTTCGTCCGTGAGCTTTTCCAGGTTCGGGTCGTTCTCGTCGGAAAAAGCATTGTAGGCGTCGCACAAGGCTTTCAGTTCATCATTGGTGCACAAGGTTCGCATGTGCTCGGCATTGCGGAAAATAGGCTTTCCCGTTTCAGGGTCGGAGAAAGCCCGCCACATGCCGTGTACAGCTTCCTGTTCGCGGTAATCTGCCAAGTTCTGCATCCCGATTTCAAGACCGTCACGCTTGAACTCTTGCTGGTTATCGACTTTCGCCTTGCGGGATTCGGAAACCGTCAAAAGCCTCATGCGGACCGTCACGCCCGGGACACCGGGCCATTCGATATCCTTGAAGACATCGTGCGAGGCCTTGATCTGGTCGATAATCGCTGATTCTGCGACATCGACCTTTTCAGCCGCTTCATGAGCATCTCGGATTTTATCAGAAAGTTCGCTCATCAGCTAACCTTACGTTTTGCGGCGTAAAATTCGAGTTGGGATTCCTTGGCGGTCTTGCCGTCAACCTCGTTCGGAGTGGACTTGAGAAGATGAACTCCGGTAAACGTGACTTTCGAGCCGCCGACGTAATTCACGATGACGGTCCATCCCTTGTCATTCTTGTCTTCTTCGGCAACCCAATCGATGTCTGCACCCGATTGCGGCAAGTAAGTAATCGAGAAACCGTATTTCTTCGGTACTTTAACAAAGTCTTCGCCGTTGAAGTGTTCTACGGTCTGGGTGGTCTCGATTTCGTTTTCCTTGAACTTCGAGAAGTCGGTAATTTCAGAGCCGTCCTTGACGAGGGAAAGAGAAGTAATTCTCATGGTTCACTCCTTAAAGATAAAGGTCGATGGTGGAATAGATCTGGTTGAGGCCAGGCACGACAGGTGCAGGGA